TGAAATCATAGGTGGTCGATGTGACATTAAAAATGCGGAACTCGCCGTTATATTCGCTCTGCACCGCGCCGGAATGGCTCACCACCGTGTCTTCGATGTAGCTGATACCCGCCGCGCGCGCGGCGGTGGCGACGCTGCCGCTGCGGGTGATGCCGTCCAGGGTTTGTAGGTTGTAGCCGTTCACCAGCGTGGCGTCGAGCAAGGCGATCAGGCCGCCCGCGCTGCCGGACAAACTCGGCGCGCCGGCCTGGGTGGATAAATAGCGTTTCACAGATATAGTCATACGTTAATGTCTCCGCGAATTTCAACGGTAAATAAATCAGTGGCGGTGGGGTCGCCGAGGTTGACGCAACGGTCTAGCCACACCGGCCCGGCGGCGGCCTCGGTGTTGAAGCGCAGCAGGTTGCCGCTGTTCCAGCCCGTGCCCCAGCCCAGCGCTGGGAGGATGAAATAGGGCGCGCCATTGTTGGGATTGATGGGCGCGGTCTCGGTGCTGGTGTTGCCCACCGCAATCTGTCCCACGTTTTCGCCGACCACTTTAAATGCGGTCGATGAGGTAAATTCCACGCGCCAGCGCTCTTTAATCGCGCCGCGATTGGTGACGGCGATGGGATAGGTCACATGGTTGTAGGTCGCTGGCGCGGCCTCGCCGATCAGCGCATCGCTCCAGACATTGGTCCACGTCGTTTGATCGAACACTGTGAGCACCCGCGCCTTGAGGTCGTTAAGATTCAGCGCCGAGCTGACAAAGCTCGTAGTGGCGGGAAAGCTGCGCGTGACCGTGCCCGCGATGGTGATTTCTTTGGTGGCATTATTCACCGCGGTGGCGCGGAACATTTGCTCGATGCGGTGGCGCGCGATCAATGGCTGGGTGTAGGCGCTCAAATCCAGCGGCGTGGCCATTGTCACATTACCCGCGACAAGGTCCACCGTGTATTTGTCCGTGGCGACATAGGCGCCCGTTTGATCTATCAAGCGCACTTGCGCCAGATTGGCGCGCGACAGCGCCACCACCTGCCCCGCCGTCAAACCGCCGGGCATGGTTTCATCGATGGTGTTGTGCAGCACCACAACATAGCCCGCCGCGAAAATCGGCGCGCGGCCGTCGGGCAGGTTGGCGGGGTTGAAACCGATCACGGCGGGGTCGACGCCGTCGTATTTTGGTGAGATGCGCTCGTTGACGGTGTCGACCGTGAGCACGCTGCCGCTGGCGACGGTGACGGCGAGGGGTGAGATACCATAGACGCCTGCGGCGGGCACGGCAAGGTGCGCATTGATGCTGCCCGAGATCGTGGCAGTCCACGCGCCGACAGTGGCAACCCACGGACCAGTCCCGGTAAATGATTTTATGTATACATAATCATTTCCCGCGAATCCATCGTCTAAGTTATACACCGCGCCCACCACCGGCGGCACCGTGCTAAATGTCACCGTTCCGGCACTTGGGTTTATAGTCACTGAATCGACCACAGCAGTCCCTTGACTATAACGGCGCGCCTCAAGATAGGTTTTAGCCGCCGCGCGCTCATCGGTGTGCGACCCCGTCGTAAACATCGTGCAGCTCACGTTAGGGTCGGTCGCCATTGTGGTGAATATCACATGCGATCCCAGCAGGTTTTCGGTGTCGTCGGTGAGCAAGGCCGCGGAGGCTTTACGCAAAAACACCCGGCCGTTGATGCGATCTAGCGTCGCGATGTCGGGAAATAAATTATTACTCAGGCCGTCGATAACCTCGTTCCCGCTCATGCGCCCGCCGCCGTCCGTATCGTCGGACAGGCGTTCTGACTTCATCAATTTAATGTCATTGCTTGTGATTGCCATTATTTATACCTGCATCAGTCTGAGAGTAACGTGATAAAAATTGCGGCCGAACATGACAGGCTCGGCCTGCACAACATTGTCTTCTTGGTGCCTAAACATCACCGTGAACGTGCGCGCATCCGCCAGCGTCAGCGTCATTTCCAAGCCGGGCACGATAGAAAAGGCATATATCTGATCGAGTGCGGTTTTTCCGATCCAGCCGCGGTCGTCCGCACCCGAGAGCGTGATGGGCCGACCCGCCTGCCGGGTCGATACCTGCACCAGCGCCGCGCCGTTGAGCGAATAATCAAAACCATGGCGCGGCGGCGACCATTGATATTCATCCTCCCACAGCAAATCGCCGGGGAGGTTGACCGTGCTGACGCCGTCGTTAAGTGTAATGATGGCCATGCCTATGCCCTTTGCGCATCATTTTGCAGCGCGTCCAAAAGACGCGCCGCGTCGGCCTCGGGAAAATCGCCCCGCGCTACGCCTGCCCGTGTTGGCCACTCGATCCTGACCACCTTACTCACTTGCGCCGCTTGCGCGCTTTGCGGGGCGATTCTGCCCGATGATCGCGCCACCGCGCCACCGCTGGCGGCGGCCGCGGACTTCGCGGCGCTGGTGCTGTTGGTGGCGGTCTCGCGCGCGGCGGCCTCGGCGTCACGCTGTTGTTGCGCGGCGGCCTCGGCGGCGATGTTTTCCATGCGCTTGGCGTGCACTTGCTTCAGCAGGTCTATTGCTTCAAGCGCATCTTGCTTGGCGCTGCTGTCCTTGCTGGCTTTCGCGGCGGCGTTCAACGCCTCCAGCTCTTGTAGACGCCGCTGAAAATCGCGCTCTTCTATCGTGGCCTCGTCGCCTTGCACTACCCTGTCGAATTCTTGCGCCGCCTCATCACCAAATTTCGCGAACTCTTCGCGCGCCGCCTTAATCGGTTTTGCCAGCGCCGCACTAATGCCTTCTCCGGCCGTGGCGAGCGCATTAATGCGCAGCCGCACTTGATCGATTTTGCCTTCAAATTCGGCGGCGGAAATGATTCCGCGCTCAAAAGCCAATACCAATTCGTCACCAAGCTGGCGTGCTTCCTGCGTACTCAGCGAGGCCAAGCGCGCGGCGAATTCATTAATGGCCGCGCTACTGCGCTTCGTCGCATCCTCGGCGGTCTTCATTCCCTCTTGCGTCTTTTCGCCCGCGCTTTTTCCGGCCTCGCCTACCTTATCTAGGCTGCCCGCGACCGTGGCGGCGGCCTTGTCCATATCCGCGAGCGCCTGCGATACCTGCTTGCCGGATAACTCACCGTCACGGCCAAGCTGGATGATGCTATCGCGCAAGGCCTGAACGCCTTGCTTGGATTTGATATCCTCCAGCGCCTTGATTAATGACTCTTGCAACACTCTCGCGCTTTGCTTTGCGTCCAGCCCCAGGTCTTCCAGTCCGGTGGCGATAACGCCGAAGCTATCAAGCGCGGCGCGCTCGTTCTTTTTGAGGCCTGTAGTGATTTCGCCTAGGTCAACGCCCAGGCCTTGCAGCGCGGCTTGCGTCGTCGCCTTGAGCACGGCGGCCACGGCGGCGCCACCCTGGCCCATTTCGTCGAAGGTGGATTTTGCGATGACGCGTAATTTTGTCAGATCCTCCGCGCCCAGTTTTTGTATAGTCTCGCGCAGACCGGCGCTGAGTTCCGTTGATGTTAATTCACCCTTGGCCAGCAGCTCATCCAGGGCTTGCGTGATCTGCTTGACCGAGTCGAGCGAGGCCGGATCAAGCGGCTTGAGCAAGGCATCGAGCGCGCCCTTACCCTCCGCCGCCAGGCTGCGGAATTGGTCTACCAGTTCGGTCACTTGCGGCGACAACGTGGCGGCGCTGTTGGCGGCGGCCAGGGTGGATTTCTCGATGTCAGCGTAGGCCGTGCGCAGTTCGGCCAGGGCGGCGATGGCCGCGTCTTGAATCTCTTTTGTGTTTTCGCCCAAAATCTCTTGGGTGCGCGCAGTAACTAGAATTGCTGTATGGTATTTTTCCGCGCCCTGTATCGCCTCCGCGTAGGCGGCGCGCTCCCTTGCGCTGAGCTTGATTATTTCTTCGCTGCTTTTTATTTTGGTGTCAGCGAATTTTTCATTCGCGGCCGCCGCCGCCGTGGAAACATCAAGATTGCGCCGCGCCTCATCGCTTAATCGCTGCAAAGCTTGCTCGGCTATTTTTCCGGCCGGACTTATTTTGGCTATAGCCTCGCCTAGCCACTCCGCCCCCCGCACCGCAACATCGATGCCGACGACCGCCAGCGCAATGGCGAAATTTTTGGGGATGGCGGACATGACCCGCGCCAGCAGGCCCATCTTGACCGCCGCGCCCGTGGCCGCCGCGCCGGTGCCTACAAGCGCCGGGGTCACTGCGGATGATAATTTCAGCGCTAAATCCGCGAACCCTTTCACCAACCCCACCAACTTAACAGCAATGATAGCCTTGGCCGTGAGCGCCAGCACGCCGCTGAATTCGTACAGCGTGACGACCGTGCCCTTGATGACCTTGGCCATGCTGACAATGGCATTGGCCGTGGCGGTGGCCATGCGTTGCAGGCTGCCGTCGCTGGCCATGCGGGCGGTGGTGTCGAGCACGTCTTGCACTTGGCGTTTGAAAAAATCCAGCACGCCGGATTTGGCGATCGAGTTAAGGAAGTTGCTCCAGGTATCCTTGAGATTGGAGACCAGGCCGGTCCAGGTCGCCATTTGCGCGGCGGCGGCGCCCTGCGAGCTGCGGCCGATTTCGTCTATCAATAGGCTGATTTCAGTGCGGCCGATCTTGCCTTGCGCCGAGAGCTTTTGCAGCTCCACCACGTTTTTGCCCATGGCCTTGGAGAGCAAATCCCATACGGGTATGCCCGCCTCCATGAGCTGCATGATTTCTTGGCCTTGCAGTTTTTGCTTGGTCCATGCCTGGCCGACACCGAGAATGATGCGCTGCAAGGTCTCTTGTGACCCGCCCATCTTGGCATTGGCATCGACCAAGGACTGCATGGTGCCGTCCATCGGATCGAGGCCGAAGGTTTTCAGACGGGCGAAGGCCTCGGTGACGTCACCCAGTTGCAATGGCGTGTTCTTGGCGAAGTCTTGTATCCAGGCGGTGGCCTGCTGCCCGGCTTCGAGCGACCCCATCAGCGCGGTGAGGCGCACTTCCAGCGACTCAAAGCGGCCGCCGGTTTCCAGTATTGCAGCAATACCGCTGCGGATTTTATTCAGGCCGACGGCGGCGGCGACCCAGCCCACCATCCTCATGGTGGTGCGCTTGATGGATTCGCTGAGTGATTCAACCGAGGTGGCGGATTCTTGCGCGCCGCGCTTGATGTCCTTTGTGGGGTCCGGCATCTTCGCCGCGGCTTGGTCGCGGGTCTCGCTGAGGCGTTGTTTTAGCCCCTGCATGCGCCCTTCGGTTTGCGCGACCGCCTGGCTGATCTCGCGCTGACTCAGTGCCAGCTTTTTGCTTTCGATGCCACTCGCGCCCATTTGCTTGCGCAAGTCTTGCAGCGCGAGTCCCTGGCGCTGCTCTTGATCGGCGAGTGCACGTGTTTCCTTACGCGCATTGGCGAATTCACGCGTGAGCGATTTGCTGGGGTTTTCGGTGGCCTTTAATTCACGCGCCAGCGTGGCCGTGCGCGCGGCGCTGGTCTCCAGGCTTTTGGAGGTGTCTTGCAGCTCGGTCTTGAGCTCGGTGAATTGGTCGACGAGTTTTTGTTTGTTGCTGAGGTCGGCGAGTTCTTTGCCGAGGTGTGCGGCCAAGGCGGCGGCGGTGTCGCTGCTGCCACCGAGTTCTTCAATCTTTTTAATGAGCCCGCCAACATCGTTTAGGCCTTCGACAATGGCCTTGATGCGCAGTGCTACTGATTGGTCCGCCATGCCTGCGTATCCGCTGTTGGGTGCCGTTCGCTAATTCTGAGGCGTCATGCCTGCCGTGGGTTGAGCATGCGCGCGGGTCAACGTATCAAAACCCGCGCGCAGCCTCGGTTGCTTAAGCCGCCAATACAGTCTTAAAGTATTGACTGATACCGGCGCCGGTGATGGCGCTGTCCTTGAGCACTTCGCCCGCCAATTGCAGCCCGGCAAAATCGTCGCCAATCAAGTCCAGGCCTTGCGTCGGCGAGAATTTAATCCGGTGTGTCGTCACCGTTACGGCTTTGCCGCTGGCGGCCTCATTCAGACCATCAAATACCAGCTTGAACTCTTTCGCGGAATCCGTGAGGCCTTGCACTACATCGCTGCCCAGCTTGGTGTAGGTGCATTCAATGCTGGCGGCATTGGCAATGGCGCCGCCCGCAAGAATAATGACGCCCGCACGCGCGACGATGTAATCCGTGCCGAGGGTGTATGTGGGGGTGGCGCTCGGTCCCGTCACGGTGATCGTCAGCGCGGTGTCCGGCATGAAGGTGAATGGCACTAACGCGCCCTTGTAGGCCGTGTGCGGTTCGGACGATACGGCACCTGCCGCCACGGCGGTGCGTGAACCACGCAGCGCGATGGATAGATTGGCGGGTGATAAATCATGCACGGTGATGGCCGAGGTGACGCCGGTGATGCGAGAGAGACTATTTGCCTTGCCACCGCCCGCGTTCTCATAGTCGGCAAGGTCTTTTTTCTCTTCCTCCACGGCGAACTGTAGCTGGCTGCAATTGCCGATTGGCATTAAGCCAAGATTGGTGGCGCGGTCTTCCAGGTAGATGGTGCCCTTGCCGATGTATGAGTACACTGCCATTTTAATCTCCTTCTCGTTTACGCCGCGTTAATGGTTAAAAGTTGTGCTGCCACTTAAAAACCAGCCTGAATTTTGCGATGCCGGCGGAGACATCCACCTCATCGCGTTCGATGTATTTAAAGGGTGATAGGGTTTTTGCGTCTGGATTAAACCCGGACAAGCCCTGCGCTACTTCCAACAGCAGCGGCGCTGCTTCCTGGTAGGTCGTCGAATGATTCACCGGGTCAGCGATGAGCTTGACGATGATGAATACATGCCATTCCTGCTCTTCACGGAATGAGTCGCCGCTATACGATATAGCCGCCGTGGGCACCTGCCCCGGATGCACTACCACCAGCGGGCAGAGCGAGGCGATGTCGCTTGTGCCCGCCAGGGCGGCACTGGACATGACCTTAGCTTTCGCGTTACTGATCGCCGTTTTGAGCTGGGCGATGATGGCGATTTCAGCATCGATCATGCGTGTTTTCTCATTTCGCGCAGCTCTGCATGCGCGGCATCAATGTCGCGGCGCAAATAACGCAGCTCGACGCGGATGGCGGCGAAGGCGGCAACGCCGGTGATGGCGCCACCCACCAGACCGGAAATGATGGAGCTAAATATTTTGATCGCTAGATCTTCGCCCATCAGCGCGCCCCCCTCACATTGAGCTGATAATTCAGTTCTTGCTGAAATACCGTGTGCAGTCTGGTGGGTATACCCACCTTGATGCGGGCGGCGATGATGGCGGCCTCAGGAAATTCAACAACCGCTTCATCAATCGGCAAACGCGCGCGGCCGCGGCGCTGAAAGATGCCGGTGTGGCCGCTCTTCATGGTGGCGATGAAGCCCTCGGCAAAAACATGCTTGCGCACACGTGCGCCTTGACGTGTTTGGCGCATGGCGCCAAGCCAAGATGCTTTGACAGGGCGGGTGCCTATCCATAAGCGCGCCTCTTCCGCGCCGCTGCTGTCCTTGCCGAAGCGCTTAAATGCGCGCCGCTGTCTGATTAATTTCAAGGGCACGTCGTGCGCGGATGCCAGCTCACGCGAGAACTGCGAGCTGACGCTGGTACCGACTTTGCGCACCGTGCGTTTTGCCGCTGCATTGATCTGCTTTTGCGTGGCGTCTAAAAAATTAGGCACTTGAGCAAAATCAGCGGTGGCCAAACTCAAGGTAAAATTCATTGGAAGCGCCTCAAGCTCACGGCGACTAGGCCCGTGTCTTCCGGCTGCGCATCGACGACGGTGTAAAGGCAATCACCGCGGGCGATTTGGTCGTCATTCACCGCCTCGGTCGCGGCCCAATCCGCAGCCGTTGGATAAAGTGTGGGCATTGGAATATCAATGGCGACGCCGTAGCGCACCGCTAGATGCGGCTCAACAAATAGCGCGGTGAGGCGGGTGGGGCCAGCGGCACCGTAAACGGTCACCTCTTCCCCAAGTGTCCGCGACACCGCGCGACTCATTTTGTCAACATCAATCGGCATCGGTCACGCCGTCCTCATGACCCCGCGCCGCCCTGCCCTTTTTGTGGCCGCGTGGCGCGGCGACATCGGGGGCGCTGGCGGGCGATTCCTCGGCGAGGATACGAATAGCGCCGCGCGCGTGCAGTGCGCGGCATTCTTCAAGGCTGATGTCGAGCTCGGCGGCGGTGGTGGCCGTCCCGGCCGCCACCGTCCTGCCCTCGCCCACCACCAGGGCATGCACAGTCACCAATTTCATCACAGCACCGTGGCGCAGAAGCTGGCATTGGCGCGGGTGGGAACCACCAAGGGCGCCGATTGGGTCATGATGTAGCGCACGGCCGGGTCTTGCTCCACCCAGCTCTTGGGGAACATCGGCATGGCTTGGTAGCCATTGGCCTCATCTTGGATGGCGCCGAAGGCCTGCACGCCCTCAATCTGCGATGAGCCCATGATGACCGTGCCGCTGGGCAACACTGGTTGCTCGGCGCCGTTGTCGTCGATGTACCACGAGGCATAGACGTAGATATTGAAGCCGTCGATGGTGCCCATGTACACGCCGCCCTCTTGGGTCACGGCATTCATGCTCATGGCATTGTCGGTCACGCGGCGAGTGTCCAAGCGCGCGATCACATCGGCATCGGCCTTGAATGTGGTCCAGGCGTCTACGTCCATAGTGACATTGATGGCATTGGCGCCCGATTTTTTCAGTACCAGCAAGCCCCAAGTCTGTAAATCCGCCAAGGGCTTGATGCCGGTCTGGCCCCAGCGCGAGCCGCCGGTGAGTGTCACGGTCAGCGAGCCATCGCGGCCGAAATTCACGGCAGTGGTCGGGTATTGATCGCCGCTGACGGTGACGATGCCGGTGCGCAGGGCCTCGGATGCCATGACCTCTAGGCGGCGGCGGATTTGCTCTTGATGGTCGCTGACTGTTTGCGCGACCAAGAAGCGCAGGCGGTCCATGGGATTGAGACTGCCGCCGATCTGCTCACCCGCAATCCGCTTCAAGGGTGCGCCTGGGTTCCACGGGGTCTTCGGCTTGATGTATGCGGGCTTGAAGGTTTTGGTGGTGAAGCCTTGCGCGTCCACCACCTTGCCCGCTACGACCGGCGAGACAAAGGGCGCGAGACGGCGGGTTTTGCTGATGACATCGAAATGAATTTCTTCCGTGGTCTCGGTCTGCACGTTACCGAAATAGGTATCGAGCAAAAACGACGGGGGCAAGGTCAACGATTCGACGACGCCGCGCAGCGTGTTGGTTGAAAATAAATCCATGGTGCTCTCCTTTTTTTGAGACTGATGCCGGGCGCGAGGCCGAGGCGGTAGCTAAATGAAAAAAACCCTATGCCGCTTGCGCAGGCACCAACACAATGCCCTTGGCCCGCAGACCTTCGGCGATGCTGGCGGCGGTGTGCGATGCACCGATGGTGAGCGCGTTGATGTTGAAATCACCGCGACTGTAGGCCAAAGCGGTTTTGTCGCCGCCGCTGGCGTCGCAGTCTTCGGCCAGCACCAGGTCGGGGGTTTGCGAGCCATCGGCGGCGGCGGACAGGCTCAGATTGTATTTACCGCCCGAGGTGATCTTGCCCAGCACCGCGCCGCGCGTGAGGTTTTGACCTGAAATAAGGGTGATGCTTTTCGCTACCAATAAATGCGCATTGCCCGCGACGAGCTTGTCATGGCTAAAGCTGGCGCTTGAAAAAGATGCCGACATGGTTCGATCCTCCGTTGAAGTTGATAGGGTGTGCGCTTAGCGGCGCGCGCGCGGCTGAAACAGTGAGACGATTTTTGCCGCTTCGTCCTGCCCTTGATCCTCACCGGCATCACCGGCTTCGGGGGCCAGTGCCGGATTACCTACGCCGGTCATGGCCGCTGCCAGCGGGTTGATGACGGCGGCCACCTTGGGCGACTTCGCCAACACCTTGGCGACGGCCTCCACGCTCAAATCCGTTTCCAGCGCCATGGCGCTGGCCTGCTCTTCGCGGCCTGCGGCCTCGGGGTGTGCGTAAATGGCGGCGATGCGGGCGCGCTCGGCGGTGGCGCCGCTGCGCGCGCCTTGGGCTTCGGCCTCGGCGCGGACGCGGTCGACCTCGGCTTGGGTGATGACGGGCGCGTCGTCCGCACTCGTCCCTAGACGATTTTCATTTGACATGGCTTTGCTCCTTTGGGATTGAGTGCGGGCGTTCGCCCGCGGGTTGAATTTTGTTTGCGCGATGCCGCGCTCCAGGTCGGCCACTACGGCCTCCAGGGTGGATATGCCATCGATGAGGCCGAGCTTTTGCGCCTCGGGCGCGGTGAACACGCCCGCTTGGGTGTCGCGTATCACTTGCTCACTCAGCCCACGCGTGGTGGCGACGGATTGGGTGAAGAGGCCATACATATCGTCGACCATGGCCTGGATGCTGGCGCGGCCGCGATCACTGAGCGCTTGGTGGCTGCTCATGTCCGCCTTGCGCTCACCGGCGATGATGGCGGTGTATTTGATGCCTGATTTTTCGAGCTTGGCGCTTTGGTCCATGTGCATGGCAATGACGCCGATGGAGCCGATGCCGCTGGTGCGGGTGGCGAACACTTTATCCGCCGCGCTGCTGAGCGCATACGCGGCGCTGTAGCTGTCGCCCTCGACCATGGCGTGAATGGGTTTTTGCCCGCGGGCGGCGGTGATTTTCGCCGCCATGTCGAACACGCCGTTCGCTTCGCCGCCGGGGCTATCCACCGCCAGCACCACCGCGCCCACGGCGGGGTCTTGCAGCGCGGCATGGAGCTGTGCGCCCAGGGTTTGATAGCTGCTGAGACCCGAGAGCGCGTCCATGCCCGAGGCGCGATTGACCAGGGTGCCGGTGATGGGGATCATGGCCACGCCTCCGGCGCTGACGGCGTAGCTTTTACGCTCGGCGGCATCGCGGTACAGCGCGGCCTCGACCGCGGGCGGCGCGCCCAGCGCGTGGCCGCGCAACACTGCTTCGATCACCTCGGCCTTTTCCGGGTGCAGCATCAGCGGGGTGTTATAAATTTTGGCGGCTAGATGGGGATAGCGGGTATTCATGCGGCGTCCTTATTCGGCTGCGCTGGCGCGTCGGCCGGGCTGGTGGGTTCGTCCGATGGGTACACTTTCGCGGCGGGGGCGTTATAGGCGGAGGGCGCGACATCGACGAGCCCTAGCCTGTTTTTCAACATTTGCTCATGCGCGCGCTGCTCCATCACCTCTTCGTAATCCAACCCCTGCTCGGCGCATTCCGCCTCCAGCGTCGATAGGCCTTTATCCATGCGTATGCCCGCTGCATCCGCCTCTTTCACGGGATCGACCCAGCCACGCCCGGCGAATATCCAGCGCGAGCGCTGGTAGGCGTAGAGGTTTTGGTAATAATCAGGCGCGTCGATTTGGCCGAGGCTCACCGCCTCTTCCATCCACAACTCGTATATGGGCTGCAAGAAAAAGCGCACCATCCATGAGCGGCGGCCGTTGAAATAGCGCCAGGCCTCCAGCATCGATGCGCGCGCACTACTGTAATTGGTTTTGCTAAAGTCCTTCATCAGCAGTTCATAGGGCAGATTCAGGCCCACGCCGATGTGCCTAAACACGGCTTCCATGAAACCTTCGAAGGCGGCATTGGGTCGGCCGGGCGTGTGGCTCGACAGCTTGGCGCCGACTGGCAGGGGAATGATGGCGCCACCCTTAAGCGAGGCACGGTATTCACCCATGGCGGCGTTCCACGCGCCGCTGGGGTCGGCGCCAAACAATGTAGCGGTTGACTCTTGATCCAGGTTGCTTTCAAGAAAGGCGGCGATCAGTGAATTCGCGACGGCCGCTTGCAGTTCAGTGGTGGCGTAATGCCCCGCCATTTTGAATTCACGCATCACCGAGGCGATGATGGGCTTGCCTCGGCTTTGGCCGGTGCGCTCTTTGTCGTGCAGATGAATGACGCGGCGGCGGCCCCAAGCGGTGAAGGCCGGGATGCGCTGCCAATTATCCGGCGAGGGCGAAAATCGGCCATAACCGCCGTAGGTATCGCCTGGATGATCTTTTTGTATCCAATACGCCAGCGGGGCGCCGTATTTATCGATTTCGATACCGCCGCGCATGTTTTTTCGCGTCTCCATGCCGGGCGGTGTCGCCAGGCGGTCGGCCTCGATCAACATCAAGCGGCTGGACCATTTGGAGTTGGCACGCGGCAGCCACAACGGAATCGCCAGCGCCTCGCCGTTGAGCATGGCGCCGCCCAGCGCTTGCTGGGCGAGGCCGAGTAAATCCAGGGTGCGGCCCGCGTCGCATTCCGTGCTATTGGCCCAGCTTGCGAAGTGTGCTTCGGTGTTATTTCCCCACTCGCGCGCCCAGGCGGGGTCTTGATTCAATAGGCGATAGTCGGGCTTGCTGGAAAGGCGAAGAATATTGCCAATGATGTTGTCGCGGTAGGTCTGCATCGCTCCAGCGGCGATGCCATTATTGCGCGCCAGGTCGCGCGAGCGCGGCACTAACACATCGAGTTCGCCTATCAGGTCTGAATCCGCCGAACCCGCCGGCGGGTTCCAGCTCGCCATGGTGCGGTCGTTTAAATCTGCACCGCTGTGCGCCGTCAAGTCGCGGTTGACGGCCTCAAGCACGGCCGCGACGCGCACCCTCGGTTTTGTCAAGGAAGCCGCCATTAAAGCGTGATATAAATCGGCGCGCGCTGCGGCGCGCCGACTTCCTTGTAACGTACCGCTGCATTGAGCTGGCCGATGTATTCCTGTAATGCGGTTTTGTTTAGCTCGTTGTACTGCACCCGCACATCATTTTTCGCCACCGACACCTCGCGCGCGCCGATGGCCAGCGCGTGCATCGCCGCCACAGCCTCGGCAAGCCGGGCTTTAAGGGTGGGTAAATCAAGAGTGAGTAGCGCTGCATCCATGCCACCTATATTCAGGCGGCGGCGGTGCATAAAATATAAAAACTGGCAGTTTTAGGCGAGGATTGCTATCCCTGCGTGCTGCGGCGCCAGCAGGTGTAAGCCATCCTGCCCACAATGTATGCCATAGTCATACCAGCCCTTGCCGGTCCACTTTAAGAAAATATATTCTGCCCTTTTTTCGTTCATGCCTAGTGAATGCGCGATTTTGTACGGCAGAATAGTGTCGCCGCCGCTGCACTGTTTTTGTTGTAATATGCGTAATAATTCCACTTCGTCGCTTTTCATGCTCACCTCGCTAATTCCCGTCTTCTTTCTTGTACCGGCTTAACGTACTGCGGCTGATGCCGTGCTTGTCGCAGACCGCTTCAGGGGCCTCATGTCCTAAATCCGACAGCACCGCCGCAGCGCGCGCGCGGCGCTTTGACCGCTTAAGGCTTTTTGTATCCAGCTCTTGAAGATAACGATACAACAAGCGCTCGCTGATGTGGTATTTATCGCAAATTTCAGCATGATTGAACCCATTGAACTCGGCGAGCACGGCGGCGCGGCGTGCCTGGCGCTTGGCCTGTTTTGTCTCCGCTGTTTTACAGTCTCTCATGAAGCGATAAAGGGTGCTGGGGCTGATGCCGTGCCTCACACAAACCGCATTATGGTTATTTCCGTTAAAATCGGCCATGACGGCGCGGCGCAGCTCATTTTTTGCGGTGCGGTTGGTTTTACGAATATACGTGAGTTCGCCAGAATAACGCTGCCGCACTATCTCGCTAAGTGTGCGGGCGATGTCGCTGGCCACGGCGGATTTGATGCCGAAGCGCATGGCTGTGGTTTCGGTTTCGCACTGAATGAATTCCAGAATATCATCATCGTCTATCTCAGCCATGGATCCTCCGAAACGATTTCACGCGGGGCGCGCGGTGGCGCGGTGTCTTCTGGCGTTGTTTGCGGCAGAGCCGCGGCGCCAGTCTTAAACAGGTCTGATTGTAATAGGCGCTTTTCCAGCTCGTCCCATTGCGCAGGGCTCATGAGGTGAACCTTGATGGCGCGCGCGGCATGCAGTGCGTACACCTCGCAGTCCAATGCCTCATTGGGCACGCCCGCCTTTTTTTGGTAGACCATGCGGCCGTGCAGGCGGCGGCTGGGGGCTTTGACCTCGGCGGTGATCTGCGTCCAATAATCGGCGCGCACCGCGGCATAGATGTGAAAGCGGCCTGGGCCGTTGCCAGGCAGACGCAGGCGGCCGTGGGCGTTGTCTGAGCCTAGTATCAAATCTTTCGCTTTGTTCGTGCCCACACTGTAAATGCGCAGGCCGTAGCGCGAGGCCTTGGTGGGCGTGCGGTTGTCCACCGACGTTTTGGGTGGGGTGAAAATTTCGCGCTTGGCGTCATCGGACGCGCCCTTGATGGCCATAACGGTTCGGCCATTGTATTTTTTGTTCATGCGCCTCACCCAGGCGTAAGCGATATCGGAGGTGACGCCGTCGCTGGTGTCGAGGCTGATGGCCTCGGCGAATATCTCGGCGCCGCTTTCATGGCGATGGCCGCGAAATACGAAGCGCTCTAGTTCGTCCCACGACGGGTCGCTACTGTCGGTGATGGTGCCGAATATCTCGCCCCAGTAGACCAGCCATGACTCTTCACCCCGACCCCACGCGCGCTTGATAACGGCGAAGCGATTGTGCTGTATATCGATGCCGACAGTGAGTATCAGCGCTTCACGTGGAACAACGCCCTCTTCATAGTGCTCTTCTTTTTCCTTGGCCAATTCGTCTTTGTCGAACTGCCTGCCACCAAAACGATAGGCCATGCCCATGCTGCTATTGGTGAAGGCGATGAGGCTGTTGTAGTCACCTTGCCTGGCCTTGTACTGCGCTGATATGAGCTTTTGCGCCAAATTATTGAGGCGCGATCCGGGGAAGTTGCTTATTAATTCGTTCATTTCAACACCGGCCGTGCCGTGAAAGTCCGCCGTGGGCAGCAATTCGGCACGCTCTACGTTCTTGTTTTTCTGCGCGTCGCTCCAGATTGAGCCGCAATGCGGGCAGGAATAGTAGGCCGTTTCGGGCAGTGCGTGGCCATAGACCTCATGATTGACGCTCTCGTCTTCGTCCCATTTAAGGTTGTCGAAACTGAGCACGTGCGTTTGTCCGCAATCATGGCATGGCACGAAGAATTTACGCTGATCTGAGTTTTGATAGGCGAAGTCAATCTCGGACAAGCCTTCTATCGTCGGCGTGCCACCATAGATGATTTTGTAGTTGTGAAAACTCTTAATGCGCTCCTCAAGCAGACGGATGGAATCACCCTGGCCCTTAATGTTGGTGTTGGCGTCGTCTGGCTCTTCGACGATGACAATGGGCGCTGGCGTGGATTTAACCGAGTTGGGCGAATTCGAGCCGACGATTTTCAAGAAGCCGCCAGGGAACTTTTTAAAGTTCCAACGGTTGCCGCTCTTGCGCGCGGTGGTCACGTCTATCTTCTCGGTGAGCCTTGGCGTCACCCTCACCATGGGGATGAATTTCTCGGTGAGGTATTCCTTCCCGGCGTCGACCTTGGCGAACATGATGACCATGGCGCAAGGGTCAAGGTCAACGCGCTGGCCGATGAAGTTGTTGACAATGCCATCGGTCCAACACACTTGCGCCGATTTGCGGCATACGATTTTGTGAATATTGGGATTATCGAACAACGCCTGTATCGGCCTGATCCAGGGTGTGACGGCCGATGAATATTTGCCAGGGCGGGCGGATGATTCCGGCGCCAGATAGCGGTACTTATCGGCCCAGTCTTGCAGAGATAGCTTCTCGGGCGGCGCCCATTTCTTCCAGGCGCGATTGAGCGCGCGCACCGCCGTGAGCCTGAGCTTATAC